CCATGCCTGACAATGATCATCAGCCTGAATCTCGGTTTCTAAGTAAATGGTCATTCGTGCTTTTACTCTATATGTGTTCATACTTCATTCTCCCCATCTGTAAAAAATTCAGGATCACGGGAATGGCTTATGCCTTCGTAAGCATCTAAGTAATCCCATACTGCGGTTTTGTAATCAACAATTTCAAACTCTGCCATGTGGTGCAGTAATGCCTTGCAGTCATCAATGGTAAAAGTAAGATTTAACTTTTCTGTATATTGTTTAATATGCTCTATGTTGGTCATACTTCCTCCGCGACATAAACTTCTTTGTATATTGATTTGATAACTTCGCCTTCATGCTCACCAGCACAGTATTCAATTACATCTTGCACTGTAAAATGATTTACATAAATGGTTCTACCTGATTCAAGCTCCACCATATACATGCTTTCGTAATCTGAGTCATAACTCATTTTCTTCCTCCTCGTCATAGATAAAATATGGGTATTCCTCATACTCTTGTTCACATGGGTTATGGGTAATAAAGTAGTTAATCCTATTGACTAGGTGATACCCGCTTGTGATGTATAGGTTGCCATCATCACCATCTACCAAAGTCCAAATCCGCTTGGGTTCGGTGTATGCTATTTTCAATACAAAATCCAGTTCTTCCCCGTAGGTTTCAAACTTGTCCTCAATCCCACCAGCAAAAGGATTGCTCATTACTTCGTACTTTAAAACCCATTCGTTAAATTGATCTTCCCAATTAGACATTTTCAATCTCCTTTATAAAGTCCACTTCGTAAACTTTCCACTCGCCTGTGCCATCCAGTTCTGCAAAATCGCCACCATCTAAGTCCTTGGCATAAGCCCATTCATCTTCATCGTCCTCGATCTCAAACTCACAAACAAGGTCAATGCTCATCGTTGCGTATGCTCTATACCGTTTCATCTTCTTCCTCCTCGATAAGGTCAGCTTCTTCGCAAACAAATTCAAGTGCAGGGTCGATAACCATCTCGCCACTACGGAAAGCCTCGTAAGCCTTCCATTCGGCATCCTTTGCGTTATCGCCCTCTATTTCTACATACTCTTGACAAGTAATTAAAACGGCATATTTAGGCATTTATTTCCCCTATTCTTCAGTTATTCCAGCACAACGAATTGCCATGCCGTTACATCTATCGGGATTGCTTACCATGTGATCGTCAAAGACGATTGGTTTACCGTCTTTGGTCAAGGTGAAATATTCCTCAAGATAACCGTCATCTACTTGCTGGAATGCCTCATCAATAACATCAAGACTATCTGCATCCACATAAACTAAAAATCTAGGCATTTTGATTCTCCTTATAAAAGTAAATTTGTTTTGTTTCCGGTGTCCAATTACGGTCAGCCCATACTTTGCCGTTGAAGGACATATAGCCCACTACTTCACCATTCACCAGCAATGGCGGGTCTTGCCAATTACCCCCGCCAATACCGTTATCGGACATCCACTCGCGCACCAGCGTTTTAAGTTCATCAAAGGTCTTGGCCTTGATCTTCTTAACCCGTACCCCGTAAGGGGGTTTGCGTGGGTCTTGCCCAAAATCAGGGTTGCCACATACTTCTGTTTTGATTTCGTACATTTTTAGCCTCGTTCTTAGTGGTTAATCTAAATGGGTGACTACCTGCTTACCCTGTAGTTCGCATAGGTAAACCGATACTTCATACGATTTCTTGGCCTTAAACTGAATGCTGGCTTTCTGTTGTGCCTCGTAACTGGTGTTTGCATATACTTCGATTTGTTTGCCCCTGTATAGGGCTATATATCCATTCATATTCAATACTCCTAGCAGTTGTGTTTGACTAATACGGGTTTCCCCGTTTCGGCTATATCTAAGCCTCATCGGTTAGCCTCGTTATGGGTGATTTTTATAAATCAATCCATATTCCATAATCTTCCATCAATACAAAACTTCCCCATTTATCAAATCCACAGTATGAGCAGATAATTCCCTCTTTATCTGATACTCTGACAATGTTGTAATCATCTTTTCGCCTATCTATTTCTATACAAATCATTTTTTGGCCTCTTACTGTGTGCTGGTTGTGGTTGCTAATTGTTGGGTGATAAAGTCCACCATGCTTTGAGCATCAAATTCATTGATAAGCCAAACAGGGTCGATTTTCATATCTTGCGCGGTGCAGTCTGCGCTTTCAAAATCCCCATGATCGCCTAGGTTGTATAAAAGCCCGTCATTATTAAGTGCAAAATAGATCATTTTTTAGCCTCGTTCTATGTGGTAATTGTTGATGTTGATACCCACTCTCCGCGATCGCCATTCCACGCGATAGCGGGCAAATCGAATTGATACATTTTCGCCACTAGGTCTATGTCATCAATGGTGTGCTTATCGTTGCACAAGGGTAAACCTTGATAAAGTAAGCGCAGGCCGTATTGATCTACCGATAAAATTACATTTTCTTTTTTCATTTTGCCCTCTTAAATTTCAAAATCAGCGTAAGTATTCAGCGCAAAATCGCGCACAGAATAACCCGTCACAAGCGGGCTACCCTCGCGCATGGCTAATTCTTCCATTAGTTCTAGCGCGCTTTCCTTGTCCTGAAATTGCGCTATGCGCTGGCTTTTGTCGGTTGTGTTCCGGTATAGGTAGTAGGTCATGCAGTTACCCCGCTTTGAATAGGCGCGTAGGCCGGTGTTTCGTTGTGGTGATCGTATCGTTCATAATCCCGTTGTCCCTGCTCGTATCCGTCACGGTATAGGGTTTTATGGTGCTCAGTAAAAATTGACACATTCGGCAATTCGCACTGGCCATACCCGCGCCCGTCACGGTATCCGACCGCGTAAGCGTAAGCATCTGAATAAAATTCGGTAGATCGTGGTTTCATTATTTAAGCCCTTTATATATGGTTAAAAACTCCGCTACTTGTTGCGCTGATATAATCCCGCGCGCATAGGCGCGGGCTAATGTGTAGTGAGTCCAGTTGTTTTGGGTCATGCTATGGCCTCGCGGTTGGTCTGTATGCCGTTAATAAATGCGTGTAACTGGTTGAAAAGTTCCCGCTTAGTTCGTGTGCCTCCGCCTAAGGGTGTGCTTACCCCTCCGCCTGTGTTGCTCATGCGGTGCAGGTTTACCCCGCCATAAGCAAAATAAAGATGGTAATTGCCGATATTGGCGGTCAATTTGTCATCGGTGCGGGTGTAACTGGTCGCGGGTGAATTGGTAAGTTCGTTTATCCAGCCTACGAGTGCCTCTAGTTGTTTTTCTGTAATCCGTTGCATGGTTAAGCCTCCGAAGTTGTGCCAAAGTCGGGCGCGTAGGTTTGCAGGTATTCCAAGTCATCAGCGTTCAGACTGGCGGGGTCGCACTCTTCCAACAGATCAGACAAAAAACCCTCTTGTCCGCTATATGGGAGAAAATGCCAAAGTTCCAAAGTTGCCCCATTCATCATGGCGGTTTGATAGTCCGCATTCACTAGGAATACATGACCACTATTCGCATTAAAAGCGGGGCGCACCTGCTCAAGGTCGAAACCATCGGGCAAGCCGTGAGCGTTCCAGCAGTTCAACAAGTTAGCAAGTAATACCCGTTCACGGAATCCAAAGTCGGCCAAATTTTCGGTATAAACAGTCATTTTTTAAACTCCAATTAAGTTAAAAAGTTGATAAGCAAGATAAAAGCCCATAAAAGCAATACAGGCCACAAGTGCGACATTAAAAAGAAAGTCCAATTTTGGAAACATGGAAACCCCTTATATGGTCATGGTTGGTTGTACGATTTCAAACTGAAACCCTAATTCCTTCGCTAAACTTATAGTCAAAGGTGTTAGGGTCTTAGTTCCAGCAATTAAGGCCAAAACTCGCGCCTGTTGGTTTACAGGGTAAATAGTCCTGTTTCCGTAAATTTCTTTTATTTCAATTTGAGCGATCATTTTCTAAACTCCTAGCAGTTAATTGAATGATTACCTAAAGGCAATCCCTAAACCCTTATAAAAGGGTTTAGAGTTGGCTCTATGCGCGGTTCTCTTGTCCTAGTTCGGCCATCCGGTCATTAAATGCGCGCTTTAATATCGCTAAATCAGGCTCTACTTCAGCGCGTAGGGTTGGGGTATAAGGTGTGCCGATATAGGCGCGTATCATATGGTCAAAATTGCTATAAGCGGTGTAATAGCAAGTGATTGCGTCTATATCAATCCACTTGGCGGTAGTGATATGGCAATCGTCTGCCATCATCTCGTAATGATCGCCACATACATACCCGCGAAAAGGTTTTTCCCCATTGTGGCCGGATATAAACCATTGCGCGGGGATATTGTCTTGTTCGCCTTGCTTACAGGAAAAACAAAAAGCCTTGTAGTTTAATTTCATGCTCTAATCCTTATATCTAAAGGGTTTGCGGTCAATATATAATAGGTGAAAATGCTATAAATCACCTACTATATGATCATGATTTTATGCGCCTATACTTGCTTGTCAAGTGTTTATTGTAAATATTTTCTAAGGAAAACCCTAATACGCGATAAACCCTTACAGAATCAGGGCGCGCGGGTTGTTGCGTATATGCACAGGGATATAAAAGGCGGGGATTGTGGGCGGGTTTATGGTACTGGCGGGAAAGGTTCGCGCGGGGCAAATCCCGAAGGGAAACAGGCCAAAGGGTTAAACCATACAAGGGATAAACACCATAGATAGGCATATCCCTATTCCCTACTAGATCCCCACTCAATCCCTATTTGCCCATCACTTAGAATTGTCCTATACTCAAATCTAGCCAATACCTAACTTATACCCATAATGACTAAAGCACCTAAACCGATCAAGATAACCCGACAAGCGATCAGGGAAACTCTAAAGAATACCCCGATCGATCAAATCTTAGTGGGCGCGCACAATGTCGATAAAGTCAATTTGACCAAAAAGCAAAAAGACTTTGCGCGGAAAGTCGCAGAGGGTAAACCGAAGGCACAAGCGTATAGGGAGAGTTACAACAGTAAGGCCAAACCCGCCACACAATCGAATGAAGGCCACAAGTTAATGAAAAACCCCGCCATCTCCGCGATGATCGAGGCGTTCACACTGGCGAATGAGGCGAGGGAATATCTAATACCCGCACAAATAAGGGCAATGGCTATACAAAATCTAGTGTCCATTGCGATCAATGATGACGAAAAGACCAGCAATAAATTGAAAGCCCTTGAGTTGATCGGAAAAATGAGCGAGATCAGTTTATTTTCAGAAACAAAAACCCATGTTCATTTACATTCAAGTGATGATATTAAAACCCAACTACTCGAAGGACTGCGCCACGCGTTCAGTAATAGCCGTGGCCTGAATGATCTAGCCAAGCGCAAGGCAGAATCCCTGCTTGTAGAGTTAAGTGACGCGCGCGCCCATGATAATGATGTCGAAGGCGACTATTCAGACGAGGCCACCGACCCTTACGAGTTTGAGATTCCCGCGACCCCACCACCCACCGACCCCCAAAATTCGACCAATGCTGGCAGTGAATGTATGCATAGTATTCCGCACATCCAATCCGACTCTAGCTCTTTACTAGACGATCTCACTCCAACACCTGGTGAAGTGACAAATCCTTTAGAATCAGATACTTGCGCGTCCATAGGTGTTTACCCTGATGCATTAGAAGCACAAATAGAGGGGGTGGGGGTTATTATTTCTGGACAATCC